TCGGCTTGGAACAACAATACCGATCTGTTTTGGTGGCAAACCGTTTGCCAGAAACATTCTATGATGAACCTTCTGATTTTGAAAAGTTGATTGAAGGCGATGTTTCACCAAGCGAATTTCAGGCACGAATAGATGACGGTTTCGTAAAAGTTCGTGACGCCGACGCAGCAGTTTTGAACACTTTGCGTCAGTTTTATCCTGAGGTTGGCAACAGCGAAAATGCTTTGGCAGCCTATTTCATTGACCCTCAACGGGCATTGACGGCATTAAATCGTCAAGTACAGGCAGCACGTATAGGCGCCCGTGCCCGTGAACAAGGTGGCTTCAATCTTGGGGCATTGACGGCTGAAGAACTTGTAAGTCGAGGATACACACCTGAACAGGCTCAAGGAATTTTTGAACGCGCATGAGAACTCGCTGGTCTGTATCAGGAGATGGGTGGCGAAGAAGCCCTCACCGAAGCACAAAAAGTTGGGGCCGCTTTCGGTTACGATGTTGCCGCAACACAGGCTTTGGAACAACGTAAACGTGCGCGTTTAGGCGAATTCCAGGGTGGCGGCGGGTTCGCTAGAACAACCGGTGCAACATCTGGAACCGTTGAAACAGGTGTCGGCACAGCACAATAACCATATTGTTGACATCCCCGAATAGGGGTGTGCTACACTTCGTTTGTTCCCAAAAGAACACCGGTAAAGAATCCCCGACTTTATCGTGAAACAAGGGTGAGTTATGCAGCCGTCACGATCCTCCAATGTGACGTGGGCAGAAGGAGTGAGCCATGTCAAACGTCAACGAGTTCGATGACGAGATTGAAGAAACACCGAAAGACCCTGTGCGGGCGCGGATGCGTCAACTTGAAAAAGAGTTGAAAGCAAAAGAGCAAGCACTTGCCGAAGCAGACGCTATTAAACGCGAGTATGCGTTTATGAAAGCGGGAGTTCCAATGGATTCCCCGATGTCTAAATACTTCGTCAAAGGTTATGACGGCGAGTTCACACCCGAAGCAATTCGGTCGGCTGCAGAAGAAGCGAATCTCATCCACAAAGAAGCGCAAAACGCTCAGGTTAAATCTGAGGCAGATGCGTGGAACCGTCTCACAAAGGCGCAACGTGCGGGTGAAACCAGCGAACCTGTTGCTGATTGGAACACGAAACTTAATCAGGCTCGAAATCAAGACGAAGTGATGCAGATTTTGGCTCAAGCAAGGCAAGAAGCAGAAAACATCTAGCCCGCAGGACTCCCGTTCCTGTCGGGAGAAAGCAATAACAGGAAATGTCAAAAACACAAACAAGCAGCCTTCTCACAGATCAGGTTGCATTTGATCGGATTGCGTATTTTGCGCTTCGTAGCGAACTTTTGTTCGATGCGGTCGCAGACGTTATGCCGGTCGCACAAGCAATGCCAGGTTCATCGGTCAAGTTCACAATTTTCAACGATCTCGCTGAAAAGACTTCGACACTTACTGAGGACACAGACGTAACTCCAGTAGTTATGGGCGACAGCCAAGTTGAAGTAACGTTGGAAGAATACGGCAACGCCGTAAACACAACAGCGAAACTTCGTGGCACATCGTTCCTTGATGTGGATTCGGCAGCCGCTAACCTCGTTGGTTACAACGCAGGTATCTCGGTTGACGGTGTTATCCGCGAGGTACTGTCCGCAGGAACAAACGTTGTCTACGGTGGTGGCGGTTCAACAACCCCATCGGCTCGCAACACGATTACCGCAACCGACATCATCGAAGCAAACGACATCCGCAAGGTTGTTGCTGCACTTCGCAAAGCGAACGCAGTTTCGTTCAATGGCATGTACATGGGTTACATTCACCCAGACGTTTCGTACGATCTTCGCAAGGAGACAGGCGTAGCATCATGGCGTGACCCGCACGTGTACAGCGATCCAGCAGGCATCTACAACGGTGAAATCGGCGCTTTTGAAGGTGTCCGTTTCATTGAGACTCCACGAGCCAAAATCTTTGAGAACGCCTCAAACGGTTCAGGATCGACTGGAACAGTTGATGCTTACTGCACACACATCGCAGGCCGTCAGGCTTTGGCGAAGGCACACTCAATCGTTGATGGCAACGGCCCGTTCCCACGTGTCGTACGCGGTCCAGTAGTTGACGTGTTGTCACGTTTCCAACCTGTCGGTTGGTACTGGCTCGGTGGCTATGCTCGATTCCGCGAGGCTTCGCTTCGTCGTATCGAGTCGGCTTCAAGCCTCGGCGCCTGAACCATATAGTTCAGTTGTAAGTTGAGAGGGGGGTCAGGCTTTTCCCCTGCCTGACCCCTTTTCTCGTTCTGCTATTATTTCGTGTGAGGTAACAAATGTCTATTTCTAATTACGCAGAAAACAAATTTTTGGATGCTCTCCGCGCACAATCGTTTTCGGTTAGCAACGTTTACACAAAACTGCACACAGGTGATCCTGGTGAAGCAGGTACAAGCAATGCTGCTACGGAAACAACTCGTAAAGAAGTTACGTTTAGTGCGGCTTCAAGTGGTTCTATGTCTGCTTCGGCAACTATCGAATGGACCAATGTTTCCACTACGGAAACTTATTCGCATTTTTCTTTGTGGGATAATTCAACTGCGGGTAACTGTTTGTGGACTGGCGCTTTGTCGTCGTCTGCGGCTGTTACTGCCGGTGACACGTTTCAGATCACCGCGTTAACTCTCAGCCTCGATTAGGGTGAGGTAGCCCTATGGCTACTGGAGTCACCGATTTTACTTTCGGGTTCACGGACACCCCTGGGTTCAGGGAATTCGCCGAGGTACCTAATTATGCGCGGCGCAAAGTTATTTATTTTGCGTCACCGTTTGCGAACACTCAAGGTTTCTTTCGTGGTGTAACCGCACGTACCGCCACAGGTGCAGGCACAGGTACACAATCGGCGTCAGGTCTACGGATAGTTGGGCGTACGGCGTCAGCGTCAGGGTTAGGTTCATCATCGACAACTATTGTGCTTATCGCCAAACGTACGGCATTGGGGTCTGGTACTGGTTCTAGTGTTGCTGAAGGTGAACGTGTTGTTCCCCGATCTGCTACTGCTAGTGGTCAGGGTACTACTGCTGGTGGTGCTACTGGTTTGCATATTGCGCCCCGTACCGCTACGGGTTCTGGTACAGGTTCGTCTGTTGCTGTTGGTCTTACTGTTCGTGCTTTCACAGCGTCAGGTTCAGGTACGGGTTCTCAGACTGCTACAGGTTTGCGTGTCGTTTTGCGTACCGCTACTGCTTCAGGCACAGGTACATCATCGAACACGTTTGAGGTCACACGCGCCCGTACAGCGTCAGCGTCAGGGTTGGGGTCATCTAGTGCCACCCCGCTTCATATCGCCCCTCGTAGCGCAATAGGGAACGGCTCAGGGGCATCCAGCACCACGAGTTTCACTACAAGGTCCCGTACTGCTACAGGCTCAGGTACCGGTATCCGCAGCATTGTTTCGGCCCGTGTTTGCCAGCGCACAGCCACAGCCACAGGTACAGGCACACAGAGCGCCACACAGGTCAAACTGTTGCTGTTCCGTACACCGTCAACAACCGAGATACGTTCAGCCGACAGGTTTGATACAAGTATCCCTGGTCGACTGTTCCGTTACGCCGACCCACAATACGCTGGTGTGAACGTATACAAACTGGTTGACGGCACATTCACCGAAGTTGAACAACGCGAATACGATCAGGTGTCAAAAGTTTATTGGGGTGGCACCAAGAACTTTGTAACCCAAGAAGAAAAAGATGAACTTGTATCAGCAGGCTATGGTAGTTACGTAACATGAGTATCTTTAACCCACCTACAGACGACTTTGTGGCGCTCGGTATCCCACCGAACGAGTTCGCATCCGAAGAAGTCCGTTTGGCTTTCAACCTGTTCAAACATTTCGACAACGAACCACGGGGCAGAAACGTGTTCTTGTTGACTGACGGCACGTTCACAGAAAACGAACCGAACGACATCACCACGATCAGCAAAGTTTATTGGGGTGGATCAGATAACATTGTTGACGCCGCCGAAGTTGCGGCTTTAACATCGGCAGGTTACGGCGCATATATCAGTTAGGGGATTATGAAACACAGGGAAACACATCCGAATCTAGACGTTGAAGGCTGCTTCGCTTGCCGTATCAGCCATGTCCGTGTGTCAGGTTCGGCGATGCCGACACGTCACAATGTCGCAGATTTGAACGCTAAAGAACGTGTACTTGACAAAGATTTGGATGCTTATAAACGGATACGCAAAACGGGTGGGCAGCCAACAAAAATTGATGGCTCAGCGAAACTAGAAAAGATCGCCGATTGATGCGGTTAACAATCTACATTCCAACCTACAGGCGACCAGACATTGAAGCATGTTTAGCGAGCATCATGCCACAAGTTGTGGAAGGTGTTGAAGTGATTGTCAGCGACAACGACGGATACGCACAACATTTTTGTACAAAATATCCGAACCTTCAATACTCTAAACGGCATCAAAACATTGACGGCGACCCGAACGTGTTCCGTGGGTTATCGGTTGGCACAGGAGAATATGTTTGGGTCATCGGAGATGACGACACTTTGTTGCCAGGAACCATTGAAACGCTGTTGCCTTTGCTTGATGGCACCGACAGAATCCTTCACTATTCTGCAAACGCAGGCGAAACAAACCCAGGGTTCCGAGGGTTCACCCGCGACTACATAACATCATTGAAAGATAAATCGATAATCGTTGCCGCCACTTTGATTACTTCTTCGGTGTGGCGAAGGGCAGCAATGGATTTGCGGATAGGTTTAGAAAAAATAGATACCAGATATCCGTTGGCGTGGGCAGCCATCGGGTTGAAAACAATCAAAGTGATGCCAATACCAACCATTACTGTAGGTCACGTTTACCGCGACAACGTGTTCCCGTTTTTTGAAAAGGTAATCAGCGAATATCTACAAGCCTTATGTGATCGTAATGAGGTTCCACGCATCAAATTTCAGGATGCTTCACATTGGAATTTTGTTAGCGTATCTCAATGAATTATCAGTCTTGGCTTGGTTATCCGCATCCAAGATACGGGTACGGTGCAATGTACAAAGGGTTCATGGAACATGTACCGGCAGACATCACGTTACACGAACACGCCGATGTGATGGTGAACATGATGCAGCCATACCAGATAAAAACCTTTTACAAAAACCAGCATCGAGCCTGTTTCACGATGTGGGAATCAAGTGAACTGAACCAACAGCAAAGCGACTGGTGCAACATCTATGACCAGATCATCGTACCCTGTAACCATAATGTTGAACTGTTCTCCCGCTATCACGACAACGTGCATCTCGTACCGTTAGGGGTTGACAAAAACATTTGGAAGCCACGCAAACGGGAACC